CAAAGCAGAATACGTTCACATTCTTGTTGCTAAAGCTTTTCTAGATCAACCGAAGTTCAATACCGAAGTCAATCATATCAACGCCAACAAATCAGACAATCGGCTTTGCAACCTTGAATGGGTTACAAAGAGAGAGAATCATTTTCATGCTGTGCGCATGGGGTTGAAACCCGAAAACCCAATCAAAGGAAAATCATACGAAGAAAATCCATGTGTAAAGCCAATATACCAGTATGACTTAAACGGGGAATTTATAAGAAAATGGGACTCAAGAAAAGCGGCGGCACTTTTTTATAATTGTGATCCGAATAGCATCAGCCGAGCCATGAACGGAGAAAGAAAATCATGCAAAGGCTTTGCATGGAGACACACACCGCCTGATTGACTGTCAAAAAGGGCGATCAACGCCCCATCATGCGCTGTAGCTGATTTGCCATCTGCACAGCACGATTGTACTGATCCTGTGAAATTTTGCCGGAATTAAGAAGCTGTTGCACCTGTTGCCGAGGGTCGCCATTAAAATTCTGCCTGAACTGCTGAAACTGCTGAATGAGATTTCCCATCTGCCCAAAGCCGTTCGGCATTGCTTTTCCTAAAGCGTTAAAAAGCAAATTCGCCATTTTTCACATCTCCTTGACTTTTAGAACAAACTGTTGTATAATTATCCCAAAACATAGAAGGAGGTATTGCATTTGGGACGTTGGATTGACATTACTGGAAATCGTTATGGTAGGCTTGTAGTTCTTGAACATTCTCACGTAAAAGGCTACACTCATTATTATCTCTGCCAATGTGATTGTGGAAATCAAACCATTGTTGCAAAAAACGCATTGACAACTGGTAGACAAGTAAGCTGTGGCTGCTATCGTGATGAAAGAATCAAGAATCTCAACAAACTGCCTGACAATTATCTTCAATTAGGAAAAATATTCAATGGGATGAAATCAAGATGCTATAATCCAAATAACATCAGATATAACCGATATGGCGGACGTGGTATCAAAATCTGTGATGAATGGCTTCAAAATGTCAATTCATTTCGTGAATGGGCTATCAAAAATGGTTACAAACCGGGACTATCAATCGACAGAATAAACAATGATGGTGATTATTCCTCAGATAATTGCCGTTGGGTTGAACCAAGAGAACAACTAAGCAACTATTCTGCGAATGTCTTCATAGAATTTAATGGCAAACGGCAGACTCTTTCCCAATGGTCAAGGGAACTCAATATTCCCATGTCAACATTGCATAATAGGATTAGGGTTCACGGATGGACAGTTGAAAGAGCATTAACCGAGCCCGTTAGAAGACGCAGACTTTGACTGTCGCGCTTGTTTCATTTGATTGATTGTTGATTGCATTGCATCAATAGTCTGTTCAAATCCTGATTTCATTTCTTGAAACTCTGTTTTTGTAACATAATCAATATTTTCTTTGGCTTTTGGTATTAAATTCGGTTCTCTGATGGTATAATCAAGTATTTTCATACTTGGCATACCACTACTGTCTGCTGTTTTTATGTAAATTACGTTTTCCTCACTGTCCCACAGTTGTACTGTCGTATTTGGAGCTACTAAATAAGACTTTGCTCCCGCTTCTCCCTGAACCCAGATCAGATTGCTATTCATCGGCTGAGTCTGTGGCTGTGGCTGTGCAGGCTGAACGGACGGAACTGTCTGCGTCTGGTTCTGATAGTTGTACTGCGGTGGCTGATAATACATCGGTTGATACCCCGTAGGGAAATAATTGTTATACGGCATTATCTTTCTCCCTCCTCAGGCTTAAACCAGTAATATTGCGGGATTTCCAAACTTGAGTCCCAACTATCGAATATCACCCCGTCTACGACACAGGATGTATGATTCCCAAATCCGAGAACATATGTCCCTTTTGGATGGTCTTTGCAAAAATCTTCCGCTGTATAACAATCTGGGCATTCGTTCTCAATCGCTTTTCGCTGAAATCCATTCTGTCTAAGGACTGCTCCCCATACGCTATTGCTTGACGGCATATCCCCCATTGCAAACCCATTGACTGCAATCATTGCATAAGCCGTCTGCCAAGATACTCCTAAAGCTTTGGAGACTGCACGAATTGCACAGTCTCCAACACTTCTTCCAACAGGATTATTTTGAAACTTCTCCCACATCGTCAGTCACTTCTTTTTCTTTTGTGAAATCATCAAGATTCCAGTCTGCACGACCGACAATCAACGGAGACTCATTTGCCGCACTTGCTGCATCTGCCATACCCTCACCAATGATGTATGCGATCACAGCCGCTCCAGCCATCACAACGCCGGAAATTGTTTCAACCGTTTGTGCATCCACTTTGAAAGCAAGCAAAATGCCAGACACAAAACCAACAATCGCCATCCAGAATTTGCGACTTGTGAGTTTAGCTTTCCAGTCCACCAATGGAATCATCCCTTCCCCTTTATATCGCGGATATCGTGTTCAACTTCATTCATGCGCCCTTCAAGCTGGAACGTTCTCTCTACGATCTGGTTGTGTTTGTTTACTTTATCTTCAAGCTGTTTGAGTCTGTACTCAATCAAACGCTGACTCGTAATAATACCAAGCACACTACCGATTGCAGTCCCAGCTAGTGACAGCAACGCCACAATAATTGTTTCGCTCATTCTCAGACCTCCCCTATGATGTATTGCGCTTGTGGGTACTGAGAAATGAGCATATCTGCTTGATCTTTACTCAACCCGCTAATTTGCACTGTATATAATTCTTGTCCACCACTGGACATTTGCTCAATAACCGCCCATGTTTTAGGGCCAACAATCCCGTCAGGAGCAAGCTTATTCGCCTGTTGAAATGCCTTTACTGCGTTAAATGTTTTCGTGCCATAAACGCCATCAACAGCACCGCAATCATAGCCGAATTGCGTTAGGTTTTTCTGCACCCAGCGCACAGGCTCACCCTTTGACCCCTTGCGCAGAATGCCTCTATACGTTGGTTCGCTGCCTCGAATTTCGTCAATTTCTTCTTGAGTGTACAGTCCTGCCGGGATTGCGTAATGCGTCCACTTCTGCGCCAGCGGTTTCCTTTGGACGCCGACAGAACATTCTATGGTCTCCCCATTCCCTAGGTATAATCCTGTATGCTCTTTTTTTGACCCTTTGGCAACAAACACGCAGCACACGCATTCTGGCATTGCTGCAATGTCCCCGCGCTCAATCCAGTTAGACGCTGTATTGTATTGTGTCGTGCATCCATCTCCATACAAATCTATGTCCACTTGCTTGAGGCACCAATCAGTGAAACCTCTGCAATCAAACATGCGGTCGCCCTGCCATTGGCAACCATCACAATTCGACCTTGAGCCATTCAATACTTGGCACTTGCTTTTAATCGTCGGATGGTCTGCCCGTTGCCGCCGTCCCCTATTTGATGGTGTGCAAAACTCACCCCATGCGCCAAAAACGTAAGGTGAGCCAATCTGACTTTCTGCCGCTTCGATAACTCGATTCGGGAGATCGTTCATATTGACTCACCTCGGTTCTACTTTATTTCGCCTTGATTATAACATCATCATTTTATACTGTCAAGATTCTTTTGTCGATTGTATTTTAAAGTGTTATTTAAACCGCCATATTAGTTAATGCCCCACTTTGAAAGCATATCGTCAAAATAAATTGTGTTTGGTTGGTAAAGATCGAGCGTAATCCCATCAATTCCCATCGCTATAACGTTACTAATAGCCGCGAGTCTTTTTGCTTTTGTATCTAATCCCTCTGTACCATAATCAGCAATCCAGCATTGTACGCCAAGTCCGGCTTCTCTCCAAGCGTTTACTGCTTCTTCTGTAACTAAACTATATTTGGGATTTACAAAGGTTTCAAACTTATCATCTGTCGCAGCGTCAATCATGGCTTGTGTTATAGTTGTGTTTCCAACCATCAGCCCAAGCCTCGCATGATTGTATACATTTCTCACAAGTGCTATTTCATTGGCACTAATCAACCATACGGCCTTATCTTGCATACCGTATTTTTTTATTATCGCATACAAATCCTGCATAATTTGGCTTGTTAGCGTAATTTTGCCCGTATCAATATATAAATCCATGCCGAATCTACGAGCCAATTCAACAAACTGTTCAAATGTAAGGATTTCACAAGCCGTGCCGTTATATGATCCCATATTTGCATTTTCACGCAAATAGTCAAGCGTCTGTTCGGCAATCTTAATGCTATCATCTGACGGCATACCAGCATTATGATGAATTACATATTTCCCATCAGATGTAATTCTGACATCCCCTTCAATACCCTGATAACCATACAGGTATGCCAAAATATATGCAGGCTCTGTACTCTCTGGAGCGAATCCGCTGCCTTTTAATCCCCTATGCGCTATCTGCCGCACATAGTTAGGCGCTCGTAGATCATACATTTTTGTCGTTGCTATTTTATTTGTATAATCGTTTGTGAGCTTTCTACTCATAGCATAAGCAACATCGCCAATGTACGCGCTATTCAATACATCGTTGTCAATTATCGAGAATGTATCACTGAATGTAACGTTTGGCAAAGTTATATCCCCAGTTTGCCATGTCATTTTTATAAGACAATCATTAACTACTGTATAGGTGCTTTTCCATCCAGCAGTGTTGGCAATACATTCTAGTGTATATCTATCATATTCCCATACATTGAAATTTGGCCCGGTTTTGCGTATTACTGTCCCGCTTTTGATAAACAAAAACTTTTTTGTTCTCACCCTGTCCGTTTTATCAACGAGTTCGCCTGTAATATCTTGGATTCCGCCAACCTCTAAGTCCGCCGAAGTTAATGCTGGATTTAAAACACCATCTCCAATAGTATTTTGTAACGCAGCAACTGAGTTTTCCGCTACTGTCAACCTGTTTTCAATGTCACCGTTTTTAGATGCAACAACGGAAAACCCATTTATAACAGACACAGCGCTGTTAATACTGAAACCAACATATTTTGTATTATCAGGAATTGCAATTGTGTTTTCTCCAATTGCCTGTTTGAAGTGACCTATACAATTATCATTTTCATCAAACCAAACGCTTTGAACCGAATCGCCACCGACTGACGAAAGGCCAGAATATGTGATGGTATCATATTCGCCAATATCAATTTTAACTCGCGCCCAGCTTGAAGATTGGCCAAATGATCCATCTGCCTTGTAATATTCGCCATTGATTATACTTGTCTTATCATAAATATTTCCAGTTTTTTCGCCAATAGTTTCACTGAAGGCGCTCTTTAAATTATCAACATCTATTGCACTTGCCGCTCCAACATTCCCACGAGCTGTGGTTTTCTCTGTATCCGTCAATGTCTGAGTCTCAGAATAAAGCACCGCCCCTGTTGACGCTCCAATATTCGCCCTCGCTTGTGCCTGTTGACTGGCCGTCAATGCTTGTACTGCATCATACCGAACAAACTTGCTTTCCCCTGCTGTGCTTGCGCTCTCAGCCGCTGCATTAGCCGCACTCGCTGCATTTGTTGCCGCTGTTGTCGCTGTCTGACAAGCCTCAATCTGTGCCAGCAGCTCATCAATACTCGGCACAACATCTCCACTATCAATCAAGTCGCCGTTTTGCGACCTCTGCACCGTGCCAACGCAAGCATAAATACATACAGTGCTATTATCCGCCGTATTAAAGATTGCTAACTGGAAACGCCCAGGCACGTTATAACAATCCTGATGCAACGTCACAACGGCCTTGCCATCTTCAATACTTGCGTAACCTTCAGACAGGAGAATTGTTGTGTTGTTCGCTCTCATGAACCGCGCCGAAACACTGCCAGTAAGCGTTTTCAATTCGCCACCCTGCATACAGGAAATGACAAACTTATGAGCACCGTTTTCGTTTGTAAACGTCACGCCATGCAGAGAATCCACTGTCAGTGGCGCATCGAGGAAACTTGTTTTGTTAATGACAATATTGGACATTATTCCTTCCCCCTCTTAAGCGTGATGATAAAAGAATTATCTAACTCCCGCCGAACATCAATCAATTCGGTGAATCCCGTGTACTCTGTGGGGGTCTGCTCATAATCGTAATTGCCCGTGATAATTTCCGTCAAAGTCACGTCCGTGAATCTGTCCACAATATCAAAGAACGTCACCTCACCGGGCGGGAATCCGATCTGCAAAAGATCGTTGTATACACCAACAAAATTGATTCTAAATTCCTGTCCGTCTGTTAGCTGAATCATACGCATGGTTTCAACCGACCTCCTCAGGCTTTCCCATAGAAATTTGAACAAAGTTAATTTCCTTTAATCTTGCGATGGAAATCAATTCCGAATATCCATTGTATTTCGTTTCTTTCCCATCATCATCAATATATAACAAATATTGCGCCCCGTCAAATTCATCGGCAATAGCAGACAATCTCCTGTCATCTCTCAAAATAATAACACATGTGCCATCAAACGACTTTGCTACCGTCAGCACATCATATTCCGTGCCAGAATCAAGCCTCAATTTTGCCATTGTCGGAATCCTCCTCTTTCCTCAATCCTTCCTTTAATGCATTCAGTTTCGCGATACTGTCAAAAATAATTTTCATGTTTGATACGCCGCGAACCTCAAGACGATCAAGGTCAACAATAATACTATCAATAAGGCCATAACGGTTATACAATCCATTCCCAGAATTGACGTCCATTTTCTTTGCCTCCAATCAAGTATGCCCCAAATAATATATTGTTTCTGTCTCCAACCCAGTTATAACATTCGCGGTTAGTATACTTGTTATTGACGTGCCATTAGTGGACAACGCAAATGCTTTTGTCCCTGTACGACTGGACGCGCCAGTAACAACCGTTTTTGATTTCCATGTCGCCGTATTATTATTATTCGCTATTTGATATCCATTTGAAATTACATTATTTGCCACGGTTAAAACAGAGCTCAAGGTAGTACAATTCAATGTGTTAGAAAGAGCATATGAAAGATAAACGCTCTGACCAGTTAAATATATTCGTTCTGCATTTATTTTTGCAACGCCTGTTCCATCATTATTTATGGCAAGCGCGATACTGGCTCCATTTATAACACCGCCTGTATCCGTCTTTGTTACGACAAGACTAATGTTATTTGCCATCTGAGTAATCGAACTGTACCCACTGTTTGCAATATCATTCACAACAGACTGAATAGAACTTGAAGTAACTACTAATTGTGCATAAGCTGTTGGCTTATCATTTCCGAATTTATCCCACTCATTGTCAGAGGCAAGCATTCTGAAATGTGTATCAGATTGTTCAAACTTTGTTGTAAATCTCTTTTTCTGCTCTTGTAAACCGCCCTTGCCGCTTCCACCTCTGCCGCCGCCACCACCGCCGCCACCAGTCAAAGCCGCGATTGTGATACTAAGGTCTGGCGCTGCATTGGCAAGCGTAAACTTTACTGCTTCAGGATTATTATATGGGTCAGAATAACTCTTGTCAATAATGACTTCATCCACAATCACATCCAGCCAAGGAACCGCTATTCTGCATACTGCACCAAGCGAAAATTTATCAAAATCAACGCCCGTAACCTGTGATAACTCAAGTCCCGAAATACTCACACTCACAGCTGGATGGTCGTGCGCATTAAGATATGCACTTACAATTGCTTCTTTTTGCTCAAGGGACAGTGCATCATTCAATGTCATTGTTTGAACATATACTCCATATTGAGTGATTTTATCACTGTCCATCATGCCGTTGGTGATTCCATCAGCAAGCACCCTTGTACATATTCCATCAGTACTGTATGAAACCTCACAAGACTGTAGATTCCTGCTCAATCTTCCTTCACATGTCGGCACTGTCGGTCGCGCCTTAATATCAACATGCCAATCGTTCACACCGTTTTGAACAAAATAAATCTGATAATCGGGAATTGACTGCATCATGGTTAATAATGCAGTCATAACAGATAATTCGCCCAAATCAACATGCACTGTAGCCGTTGCCTCAACCGTGCCGACTGTCCATTTGTACCCCCAGCCAAGAATATAAGTCAACAGATTCATGATTGTGTCCGTTTTCGAAAGTGTATTGAGCTTTGCATTGTTTTCATATTTGCCGGTGGCGTAGATGTAATGCCCGGAATTTGGAATAATTGTATCATCCAACAAACATGCGCCGTGTTCGAGATATACGTCTTGATTGCCCGTTTCCATGTCCGTTGATACACTCGAAACCCGATAATAACCCGTACTGCCATCAGGCGCAGGAACCTCCACCCAGTCAAGATTCGTCACCCATTCTTCAGGAGGCAGTGTCATACTGACTGTCGACAATGGTTGCAATGTTTGACGAATCCTGCAATCAATTGGATGCAGCCGCCTTGTGTATTCCGTGCCAACTCGCACCCTCGGAAGAATAGAACTCATAAATACACCCCCCGAACCGTCAACGTACACAGCGCCGCGCCATCTGCCGCAAATGTCACTGTATTGTTGCCAGGTTTCGCTATCAAATCATCATCGCTTGTGGGTAATCGTTTATTCAAGATTGAAACCGTCCATAATTTAATGTCCATGATGTGGTGATCTTCCGAATATCCAATCGTCACAATGTCGTTTTCAGCCATGCCTGGACTGCCGATAATAATCTGAGTATCGCCACACTGAATGTTTAGGTAACTTGTGATTGATTCTTGCGCGAGTATGCTTGCCTCTACACATGCATTGCGAACACCCGGCAAA